CGTCAACATATTCTCCTTCAGGAAGTAGTCGTTGGTCAACGACTTTATTCATTCTCCCCGCTATAAAATTTCTTGTTAAGATTGCCATACTATTTAATTATCTTATCCATTCCTCTTAAATTCATTAGAAGTCTGCCCGGGTGGATATTACTAATTCTTATTTTTGCATTTCTAAATAGAGCTGTTTTTTCTTTTCTTGCACGTGAAACAATATACTCTTGAACTCCAAGTTTTGAGTTAAGGACTTCGTAAGTAATATATGCGTAAATATATTTTTCAAACAACTTGTTTACAGTTATTAAAGAGTCATCTCCCGACTCCATTCCATCTGAAATATATTCAAGAACACAAGATTCTCCTGCCATACTTGAATCAAAATTAATTACTCCTGCTTTCTTGTCAATATTAAAAGTTGGATTAAAGTTAGCTGTTTCTGTCTCTAGACCAAATCTCTCTCCAAACCCCATTTCAAAATACCAATTGCCATCGCAGCACCAACCTTCCATTCCGTTATAAGGATTGCCTTGATTTAAGTAAATACTTTTTTTCAACTTTGTAAGTCTATCAAAATCAATATTTGAATACTGAGGTTCAAGGATATTTCCGTTTTGGTCAAAAAGAATATTACCTTGATTATCTTGAAGATAGGCTCTTGAAGATAAAGTCTGAATGTTTTCTGTTAATGGTCTAAGCCACCCGTTTTTATATAGAGATATGCGAACCCAATTCACATAATCAGAAGGCAATACATATCTTAAAGAATCAGCAACACTTAGCTCTAAAACCTTTACTTCTTTAAATGCGTCATAATTCAATTCTTGAATAGCACGTTTTGCGTGAAATAAAATCTTGTAACGCTCTTCGTTATTTACTAAAGAGTGGTTTCCATAATACATCAACATATAGTTATTTACTATATCTTCAAGACTAACATACTGATAAGAGCCCCAATTCGCATCTTGCGGTTGGTTTCCGTCATTATCATAGTATTGATATTGTGATAAATACGCCATTTTTTATATTTTTATTGTTGATTATTTTGTTGTTCTTGACCTATTGCAAATGCAGCAACTTCAGTCTCTCTGATAGATATACCACAATATTGTAGTATCTTCATAACCAATCTATAAACATCTTCATCGGGAAGTTCAAAGTCTTGATAATCAAGTTGTGATTGGTCAAAAACAGGTTCTCCATTTGCCAATGTAATATAAGTCCATTTTGGCGGCAAAGGGTGTCTAAAGTAAACACATTCAACTTTTCCTTTAGCATTTATAGTTTCAGGATATATTTTTATTTTTTCTCCTTCTAATGTATATGAAGGAAACATATTGTTTGGCTGAGTTAACAAAGAATTATTTAGCATAGTTATTTTACCTACACTCACTTTTTCAGCTTCTTTTGCTTCTCTTGAATATATAAAATAAAGCTGACCTACTACTGTGAAAATATTTGAACTTAATATCAATTGAGTATTTGATAGCACATTTACTACTGTAGATACCGCTCCTGTATTCCCGTTGACAACAATATCTCCGGGAACAATACCCAAAGTGGTAAATTGAGCAGACGTGTTTACAAGTCCATTTACAGCAATACCTGTTGTAAGTCCTGTGGTTATCTGCCTGCTATGACATATCATTTTAAGAATATAATAAGCAGTGTCCCCTGTAGTCGTAGGAGAAGGAGCATCATAAATATTGCCTGCAATATGAGATAAAAAATTGGTAACTAAAAAAGTTTCTAATGTTTCAGCCAATGGACCTTCAACTTCTGCATAATCGCTACCTGCCATACGGGCATTTTCCATATTTATAGCCTTATTATAGCCACTGAAGTAATCTTCAAATATCTCCATTTGTGCGTTCACAGCATATAAATTGAGATCTGATGGAGAAATATATCCGTAGTTGTTCTTATTTAGAACTGACAGTACTGTATTTCTAACTTCGTTTATCATTTTAAATATTTTTTACAAATATACATAAAAAAAAAGACACAATGAGTGCCCTTTTTTTTCATAACAACAAAAACGCTAAAAACGAACTATTCACTAAGCATAGCTTCTAACATTTTTAATCCGTCTAATCCTTCATCACTTTTAAGATAATGACCTGTCATTTCATAAGGGTCTTCTCCGTATGGTACAGACAACATTTTTTTCTTGTTGGTAGAAGTATTAAACCAAACTTCTTTGTCATTGTTTCTCAAGGCTAATAATCTATTCTCGAAGAATAAACGGACCTTAGCTTGAAACTGAAGTTCAGGGTCATTTAGTATGTTTAAGAAATCTCTTGGTTCTGCTTTAGCATACACTAAAATATCTCTTTTCAGGACATCTGAAGGATATATAGAAGGGTCTTTGTCAAACATAACTCGTGTAAGAGTTTCGATTTGTTCCATAGAAAGTTCTCTTGCTGCAATTAGTGCATCTATTTCAAGATTCATATCTGCAACTTCTTCCTCTGCTTCTTTTTGTTCATCTACTTCAATAAACACAATCCCATTCAAAGGGTGGTAATGTAGGAACTCTTGTAAAACAGGGTTTGTTCTTGAAACACTGAGAAAGCCATCTTCAAAAATAATTGGCTCCATAATAGCATTTCCATCTTGTTCGTCTTCAAATGGAGACTTTTGATTTACAGCATATCTTAATGCTCTATTTTGTTGTTTGTTTTCATCAAACCACATTAAAGGAAAACGTGGGTGGTTTCTTGATGCTAAACTATAAGAAAGTGGACTTCCTGTTTTTAATTTATAGACTTTGTCTGATAATTTTGCTTTTGCCATTTTTATAAATATTTAATTTGATTTTATTAATTGTTCTTAAAAAATATAGAGAGGGACATCAATGTCCCTCTCTAATATTTAAACTATATATTATCCGAAACGGAATAATACAAAGTTATTTGCACCTAATGTACATACACATCTTTCAGATAAGAAGTTTACCTCCATTGCATCTAAATCAGATGTTTGAGCACCACCGGCAGAACCTGTAATCCAAGTTTTGTAACGTCTGTCCTCAGCTTCTGAAGCACGGTATCTCACGTGTAAGAAAGGACGTTTAGCGTTTTTACCTAGGATTTGGTCGTACACTGAAGTAGAACCCGCAGGAACTAAAAGACCTGTGATTGTACCTGTTGCAGTTGCAGCAGTTTGGTTCAAACCTCCACGCATTGTTGGGTCATTTAGGTATTTCCAATCAGACTTGTAGAAGTCATAACCTCTACGGAATCCTGTGAAACCTAAGTTCAAAGCCATATCAATATCGTTGTCGAATAAACCGAATGATGCAGACTGAGATACTCCACCTCCTGCAAAACCGTTTAACGTAGCCAACATATTGTCAATGTCAAAAGACAATCCACGGTTTACAAATAAAGCATTCTCTTCGATAGCTCCTTGTTTGTCTAAACGAGAAACGATTGTATCCCAATCAGGTAAAGTAGTTGGTGTACCACCACCCCATACGTTTCCTCTGTTGTTTACAACATAGAAGATACCTTCAGAACCCATCATACCTGCAACTTTAGCACCTGACCCTGTAGCTGCCGGAACAGCTTCAATCATTGCAGTCTCCAAGTAATCCTCGAATCTCAAACGAGTTTCGTGCTCTGATTTCAAATACCACAAGTAACCTGTAGCACCGTTTTCAGTAGTAACTTCAACCCAACCGATTTGAGCCATATCAGACCCGTTTACCGCATACTTATCTTTGATGATAATAGGGTTGTTGCTGTAGATGTCATCTTCTGACTCTAATGAACCAATCATTCCATTAGTTCCTTTTTTGAACTCAGAACCGTAAATAAATACAGTACATTGAGTAGATACAGCGAATGCTTGACCTGCCGCTTCGTAGTAAGCTACTGTGAAAGTTGTCGCAGAAGGAACAGCAGTTACGATTGCTTTGTTGAAAACACCTGAAGTGTTGTTCTGAATCATTAAAGTTTGACCTACACGGATTGCGATGTAAGTAACACCTGGGTCAGCCACAGTGAAGGTAGCAGTGTTTGCTCCCAATGCTGCTGCTGAAGTACAGAGAGTGTACTTAATGTGAAGACGACCTTGTTCTGCCCATTTGATTTGGTCAGAGTTAGAAGGCATCTCTGCACCTACCATTCTCAAGAATGATGCGATGGTTCTATTACCATAACGCTCAAATTCTTTCTCATAAGTATCAGGAAGATACTGATTCAAGAAGTTGAAGTTGGTAATGTAGTTTGTCTGTAATGCTACTTGCTCCGCTGCCGGTTGTAATGCAAAAGTAGGATTGGATAATAAAGCACCTGCCATAATTTTTAATTTTTAAGTTTTACATTTTTTTGATACTTCGGATTTTTAGGCTCCTTCCCGAATCAGGATTAACTGCTTTTACTTGAATACCATCTGTTGATTTTGTTGCTTCAGGAGCTCTTCGTTCCGTCATTTGAATATTCTTAATATTCCTCATCGTTCCATCAACAGCATCGGCTTTACCTTGTTCGTAAAAAAACTTGGCAAACCTTTCAGGATTCATAGCAACAGCTAAAGACTTGTGATAGCCTACAGCATCTTTAATCAAACCTTGCTCATCTAAAAACTTATTAATAAAGTTAGCAGGAGTAGATTGTAATTTTCTTAGCTCATTTCGGTCTCCGGGATTAAAAGTAACTTTTTTATTATCAACTTCAAATTCAAAACCTTTGAACTCATCGCTGAAAACTTCGTTTGTTTTTTGGTCAAACCAACTTCTTTTTCTCTCGTTTTCCTCTTCTATCGTCTTTGCTTGCTTTGTATATTGCTTGTAGCTTTCGTAAATCTCTTTCTCCTCTTCAGAAATAAGACTTTCTCTTGACTCAAGAGGAATCTTGTACTTTTCTTTTTGAGAATTAAAAAACTTTTTAGCCTCTGCAACAGCCTTTTTTGTTTCTAATTTTATTTTTTTAATTGTAGATTCATCATCAATATCTTCGTCATACCTATAATCGTCCATTAAAATCTCTATATCGTCTTCATCAAGACCTTCTTGAGTGGACAATAAGTATTCTCTTAATAGAGTTTCAGGCTCTAAAGAATCTACATCTTTACTTAGCTTAATAAAATCTTCAATATTTCTACCTGTCTCTTGCTTATACTTTAAATAAGCAGCAACGTCATCAGGTAAATTTTCTGATT